AGGATTGAATCCATTTTCAATCAAACTTCTGTAATATAAACCAGTTTGTGATTCTAATGTCACCCAATCCATACTCGCCTGATAGCCAGGTTCACCATAATACTCATTTGACACCATTTGAACTGGCACATAAAGAATCTGTCTATGATCTTGTTTGTTTTGAGCGTCCAAAGAAGGAATCTCTATAATCTCTGGTCTATGACAAGCCCAATCTCTTGAATAAAAGTATTCTTCAATAACACCTTCTTCAAACTTTCCTGAACGAATAGTTGCTGGGTCTAATCTATTTACTTCTACAATCTTTGTAAAGTCTAAACTCCAAATGATTTCGTAGATATAGGCACCATAAAGTTGAAAGTCTAATGAAGTATCAGCAAGGTCTCTTACTATATCGTCTATGATTTTTAGTGCATTTACTTTTTGTGCTTCATCTAAATGGTCCCAAGAAACCGTGTAGCCGTCACCTGCCATCATTTGAGCCTTTGTCTTTACGATTGCTTGATGTGTTGGTGAAGAGTTGAACATATCTTTTAGAAATGATGGATACATATTATCTGAACCATATTTTACATATTCGTGATTTCTATCTTCTTTTATAGTAGGTAGATCAGTCCATTGAGATAAAGAAAACCCATCAACATTATCCGGAGAATAATGTATCGTTTCAGGTTTAGAAACTTCAGGATTTATTTTGTTTAGGTTGTAACCGAAAATCTTCATATATTGTTTTTATTTTATATCATAAATATATTTGACAACATTTATGTTTTTTATGTTGGTGGAACGGAATAAGTTCCGTATCTTTGTTAGACACTAAAAGATAAAGATTATGAAAAAGGTTAGAGTTATGAAATCGATTGAAGGAGGAGAATACAAAGAAGTATTATTAGACAGAGTTGTTTTTGACGCCTTACACGAGTATGGTGAAGTTGCCAACACATTCACCTTTTTGATGACAAGAGACTTGTTGGATGACACCTCTATCGAAAAGTTTAGAACAATATACAAAGATTGCGAGGCAGTGTTTAGACAATATGGTCTTGACAAGTATGATGTAAGAGCACACTACAAGTTTGTAAAATAAAAAAAACCACTCTTATGAGTGGTTTTTATTTACATATTCATACTTATTATATTGTAATAGCAGCAACGATTGTTGGATCGATACCATAAGCTTGTAATGGTTCCATTGCTGTAAATGTTACAGTATATCCATTCGCGTTAGCTTTTGCTGTTCCAGTTCCACCATCGATAGCAGTTACATAAGAACCTTCAGATAATCCTGATAACCAGAAGTTTCCGTTAGAATCTTCAATAATCAAAGAAAGTTGTTTTTGACCTGCGATAAGTTTTTCGATTGCAGTTCTTTTAGTAGTTTCTCTTCTTGAAAGAACTAAAGTAAATACTTGGTTGAAGAAAGTAGTTCCAGCAACCATATCGATTGCAACTGTCTCTTGAAAAAGATTCACGTTTTTGTTTGTTTCAAACTTATAGAAACCTGTAGATGCTGCCATCGTGATAGCGTCAACCCAGTCACCAACTTGTGGAGCTGTTGAAGCACCGATAGTTACTGCTGTTACATTTTCAAAGTCTGCTATTCTGATGGTTTTTACACCTCCAGAGTTTGTTTCGCATGATTTAGACAATCCTGCGGTTAGTGCGTTACATATAGCCATTTTATTTTAGTGTTATTTTTATATAAAAGAGGCATAAAGCCTCTTTTTATTAGTTTATTTTAGTTGTAATATACGATTTCACTTCCGTATACATATCCTACTGCGAACTTGAACTCAGCAGTCATTCTTACAGTTGGTTCACCAGTTACATTAGATTGTGGTAAGATTTGAACTGCTTCAAAGTCAGAAATCAAATCTGTCAATAATAAGAAGTTAGATAATCTACCAGCAACCATTTTATTTACACCCATTCCTTTTGCTTCAATAACTTGAATACCTAAAAATCTAAGTTCAGGATAATCTTGCATGTAGTAAGCCTCAGCAGATGCAGCAGCTAATGCTTGTCTGTAAAATCTATAAGCAGCAGAACCAAGCATAATAACAGCTTCGTCCAAGATTTGTGGTAAGATAGCATCATATACTAAACCAAGTTGTGCGATGATGTTAGACGCAGATAAAGTTGTAGAAGCAACGTCAACAACAGCAGCATCAGCAAGGAGTTGTTTTTGTAATCCGTCTTGTAATGATAAAGGGTAAGACGCAGTTCCTGTGTCACCTTTCCATACTAACTGCTCTAAATCCGCAGATACTTTGTTAGAAACTTCACTCAATAAGAATGCTTCAACAGATGGAGGCATAACCTCAGCGTTGTTAGATCCTGGTCTCAAAAGTTGAGATAAGTAGTTAGTTTCAAAAGTTCTTTTACAATAAGATAAGTTGATTTTGATTGGTTCAACCTCGAAAGATTTTTGAGCCAAAGTTCCTTCACCTGTGTTAGAGAATGAACAATCAGCAGCTTGTAAGATAGAACCAATGTTTAGTTGAGCTAACTTGATTTTGCTTTTCACATTAGGAATCAAAGTAAATAAACTTTTAGAAGACCCAGTCAAAAGAGCGTTCGCGTAGAATCCTTCAGCATCCTTTCCGTAGAAAGTTGTATTATCCGTGAAAGATAGTTTGAAATCATTTTTCATATTTTTATGTTTTGTTTTTTTATGCTATAAGTATAGCTTTGTCATTTTTTGTTTGGTTTTACCACTTTTTCAAAGAACTCAATCTTTCTAAAATGTGAGTTTCGTTTTGTTCCTTTTTGATTTCAAGGTCAGATTTTACCTTGATACTTGGAGCACCAGCAATACCTGATAAGATTTGAACTTTTTCTTCAAGTTCTTTTACTTTTGCGTAAGTAGCTTCTTCTTCTGTTGTTGGTTCAACATTTTCTAATGCGTCTAGTCTTGAAGAAAGATCAGCAATAACGCCTCTCAACTCGTCAAACATAGTTACAAGTTCCTCGTTAGAAGGACCAGTAACAGCAGCAACAGGTGCCTCAGCCATATCTTCTTCATTAGAAGGTGCTTCAGCCGCAATGATTTCAGATACTTTACCATCAACCAATACGATTTTAGTTCCGTCTTCTAACTCGTATGTTCCATTATCAGCAGCAACAGATGTTCCGTCTTCCAATACTAAAAATACTTCAGCTCCAACAGCAGCATCACCGTCCCATCTAAGAGTTAGTCCGTCTTTTGTTTTGTAATCCATAAGTTTTATGTTTTTGTTTTTATCGGCTTCTGCCGTCATTTTTATCAGTTCAGTTTCGGCCTTTATCTCAATAGAGAATCCTTTTACTTTTTCTGATTTTACTTCATTTAGCCAAAATGATTCATCTTTTACTTTGACACCACCAAACCAAGTTCCTTCTGGTAATGAAAAACCATAGTCTTGTGATTTGTCAGTAGCACCTGTAATCCAGTTTTGAAGAAGGACTGCGTCTACCTTTTTATTGGAATGTTGAAAGTTGAATGCTTTATTATCACCACTTTCATTATATTTGTCTGCGATAGTTTGAATAGTATCTTTATCAAATACAATGTTGTATAGATCGCCATTTTGCGCTCTTCTTAGTATGAGCTTATCTGGAATAAGAAGAGGGCCAAATAGCATTTGTTTGTCTTTATTAGCAGAGAATAAAATGTCTTCAAGTTCTTTTTGAAGTTTTATCCAATCTACCTCTATTGCGGGCTCATCAACAAGTGATATACCATATACCCCTGTCTCGCTATCGTCTTGGTCGACGATTATTCTATATGTTGGTAGTCTTTTTTCCATTGTTTCATAAATATATTTTTTGTAGATTTTGTTCTTTTTTAGAAAGAAGTTCTTCTATTTTGTTGTGATTGACTTTTCTGTGCGTTAGTGATTGAACTCTCTTTTACATAAGTTTCAATAGGTCTATTTACAATGTCAAGTATCAAAGATTTGAAATCATCCATATTAGTATTATCCGCAACTGGCATTGGACTCGGAGCTGCACCACCATCTCTATAAGGAATAGGTGTTCCACCACCAGCCTGATTTATAGCGTCAAGCATTCTAGCATATTTCTTTGAAGACTTCGCATTGATTACAACTTCACCATTAGATAGATTTGCGTTTATCATATCATCTTCCGGACCACCCGGACCAGTTACTAAACCACCTTTTGCAAAGTTAGGTTGTTGCGATGCTACAAAGAATGCTTCAGCAGCCCCAGCTGCAATAATGAAAGGAACCATTGGCAAAAGTGGTGGTGCTAAAGACGCAGATACAGCAACTGCTGTGTTTATACCAATCTGGATTATATCCATTGCTTTTTGTAGGTTGAATGCTTTTGTTTTTTCAGCTCTTATTCTTTTATCCATTTCTGTTTTGACTAAAGCTTTTTTGTCTTCAATAGCCTTTCTTTCATCAATCTTGGCTTGTTCGGCAGCAGTTATTTCCTTATCTCTATTGTCAAAATCAAGTAGTTCCGCATCAATAGCAGCTAGACGAGCTTCTTGTTCTGCTTCTATTCTTTCAAGATTGGATGCTAATATAGCATCCCCAATCCCTCTCAAAGTATTGTATAAAGATTGTCCGGCTGCAATAATATATGAGTTTTTCTTATCTTCAATAGCCTTTTCTGCAGCTGCTTGTGCTTCTTTTTCTGCTAATCTATCTTTACCAAACCGAACAACATCTTCTTGTGTTTTTACACCAGCAACAACACCAATAACAAGTTGATTTTCTTCGTGATTTTCTTTTAGTGTCTTTTCTTTATCATTGTATTCTTTATTTATTTCAAGTTCTCTTGCTCTAAACTCTTGCGCCTGTGTTAGAACACCAGGTCTCTTATCTAAAGTGCCTGTTGCAAGTGCTGCTTTATTATCAGTAAGTTTTTGTTGTTGAGCGTTATAGTTTTCAAATGTAGACTTTTCAAAGTATTTTTGTTCGTTTTCAAGATTTTCTTTATATGACTTATCGAGGTCTTCATTTAGTCTATCTACGGCAGCTTTTATTTCTTTATTGTCTAGTGCAAGTAGTTCTTTGAGACCAATCTGTCCTTCTTTTGGAACAAAACCAAATGATTGGGGTGCTACCATTGGTGGTAGTATAGGAGTTTTAGCAAGTAGTGCATTTATTTTATCCTCACCAGCTTTGACAACATTGAACTTTTCGCCATATAAGGCGGATAAGATTTCAATACTTTTTTGATTATTACCAAGTTGATCTAGATTAGATTCTCTTTGCAAATCAAAAAGGTTTGCAGTTTGCTCTTCTATACTTTTTGTAATGTCTCTCCACTTCTCATAAGACTTTTGTAACTCTTCGTCCGCAGTGCTTTGTGGAATAACTGCCTGTGTAAGAAGTGGAGTTTTTGGATCTTCGGAAAGTAGTTGTTTTGCCTTTGCGATTTCTTTGATACTTGTGGCATTTAGTTTTTCTATCTCCAAAATCAACATATCAACTTCTTGTTGTGTAACCATTCCACCTTCAACAAGTTCTTTGTTTAGTTTTTTTTGTTCTTCAACATTTCTTTGCTTACTTATCAAAACTGCTTCTTCTGTTTTTATTAGAAGTTCAAGTTCTTCTCTATATGCCTTATTTTCCTCAACATCTTTTGCATCAGCCTTCATCCATTCAGCACCTTTCTTACCAAACTTATCAGTATAGGCTTGAAGTTTATTTTGCAACTCCTTTGTTTTATTCAAAAAATCAATGAATCTTTGATACTCATCAGTAGCAAGAACTCTTTTAGTAGTTTCTTCTTGAAGTTTTTTTCTTTGTTCCGCATAGTCTTTTTGTATCTCTAATATAGCCTTTTCACCTTGTGTTGTTACAATAGCAAGTTGTGCGTTAGTTTGAATAACATAGTTTTTATACTGATCAGTTGCTTTGATTTGCTCAGTAAATGTTTTGACTTCAGCAGGTGTTGCCGCTGTGCCATCAACTGCGGCAGCATCCATTTTTAGTTTGAGAAGTTTTGCTAACTCAGCTGCTTGAAGTTTTGTCGCTTCAAGTTGAGCCTTTTCTATTTCAATGTTTTGTAGTTGAATGGCATTATATTCTGTATCGGCATCTGCTAGAAGTTTCTTATTTTCCAACATTACATCAGTAGTTTCATTTGAAAGTTCTACTAGTGCCTTCAAGTATTCATCATTTATATCAGCAAGTTTATCAGCAGTTTTTTGTGCCGTATCAACAACTTTTTTAGAAGTTTTTGTAGTTTCACTTGCAACTTTCAATCCAGATTCTTCAATAGATTTTGATAAGTCAATACTATTTTGAACTGCTGCTTTTACAACACCTTCTTCTGCAAGTTTTTGACTTTGTTTTTGCTTGATGACTTTATCTATTTGTTCAAGTTGTTGTCCTTCTGGTGTTGTTGTAAGGTCAATGTCTCTATAAGTAGTAAGTCTTTTGCCATTTAGAATAGATTGTTGAACACCTCTTTGAATAGTCAAATCAAGTAGTTCTTTTTCAAGAGTTGCTTGTTTACCAAATGATTCCTCAATAGCCTTTTGTTGAGATTGTAAAGCATATTTTTGTTTTAGAAAACCAATATAAGTCTCAACAGATTTAGATACTTGATCTTGAAATAACTTTTCATCAGATAGATTCTTTATAGTTGTTCCATAAGTTTCATTGATTTTTGTAATCAAATCTAATCTTTCTTGTGACTTTGGATTCGATTGTGCTAGTTGTGTAGCCAATGTTTGATAACCAGACATTTCTTTACCAATAAAATCACCATATGCTTTGCTTTCGTCCGCAAGTGCTTTGGTTCTATCTTCGGATGCTTTTTTAGCTTCTTCTGTTTTCTTAGTAGACTTATCGGAACTTGTAGAGAAGGCATATAAAGCCGCTGTAGCGGTTACTAATATGGCAACCAATGCTATGATAGGGTTAGCAGTCATTGCTGCGTTTAGAGCTCTCTGTGCGACTGTAGCGGTTCCGTTTGCGACTGCGACTGCTGCTGTTGCGACTGCTTGTTCACCAGCAAGTGTGATAGCAATCTTTCTCAATCCATTTTGTAGGAATAAAGAAGCCGCACTTTCTTTTTGTAGAACCTCACCAACTGCCTGAATACCCTGTAAGACACCCATAGCGGATTGAACTTTCAATAAACTGGCTTCAAGTTGTTTATTCTCACCACCAAATAAGGCAGCAGCACCCTGAGCAGCCGCAAATGAACCTGCTATACCAGAAGCAATACTTGTAAATCCTTTTAGATTCTTTAGGTCATCACCAAGAAACTTTGTAGTAGCAGCCAAATCACCAACTTTATCTTGTAGTTTACCAGCAGCAGTTGATATGTCTGTAAATGCTTGTGAGCCTTCTTCAACAGATAAAGCCGCCGTTTTTAGGTCTCTAAGTGCTTTCTTTGTTTCTTGAACTGATTTGGCAGCGTCTGCTGCGTCTATGAGTAACTTTATGTTTATATTTTGATCTGCCATTTTAGTATATTTTTTTTAGAATAGTTTTCCTATTGAAGGTAGTTTTGCAATCACATCAGGATTATTGTCATAAAAGATTGTTAGTCCGAGTTCTTTTACTCTTGCTACTTTTCTTTGATTTGATCCTTCAAAAAATACATTTGAATGTGGTATATTTAGTTTGTCAGCCATCTTATATACTTCTGCGGTTCCATAATAACCACCAAGATTTGTGGCACTTCTTGCCGTAACTATGTAAAGTTTAGCGGTTGTTTGTCTTGCTATGGATTGTCCTCTCAAAGTTGAAAGAACTCCATCAAAATCGAATCCGATTCCACCTGCTAGTTCTTCTTTTATCTTTTGTAATATGACCAATGTTTCTTTCATATGGAAAATATATTTTAGAAGATTATTGTTTTTAGAGTTTCCACATAGTGATGATTACAGAAGGAACACCTGGCACAACACCTGTAGGTGCTATCGATTTCAAATAGACATTCGTATCAGTTACTGAATACATTACATTCACATAATCACCAGCATTCATATCAACTATAAAGTTCCAAGAAGGTATGGATTCTGCTAATGTTCCTTGTATGGCAACTTCACTTGCCGAATAAGGTATATCAACACCATTCTTTCTGAACCAAATAAATATATGATGACCAGCACCTGATGATTGGTCTAACTGAACTGAAAACTGAATGTTATATGTTCCTGCATATTGCACTTCAAAGTCTTTATCTGTGATTTTTGTTATACCATTTGAGATTCCATTGTTACACAACATATGAGTTGCTGTTCCAGCTATTGGTGCATATTGATTGGCATCATCATACCAAGAACCATGGATTGGTGATCCAAATGATGAACCACCTATAACAGTAGTTTCTAATAGTGTTTTCAAATACTCTCCTGAAGGATAATCAAATGTAGTCAAGCCATACTTCAACAACTCAAGATTAGTAGTTGAAGGATTCCAGTTCAGAACATATTTATATCCATTATCGTTTAGTAGTATAGCCATTTTATTTATTTATATTTTATCAAAACACCATTCAAATCCACTTTCGTAGAAGTATTCATATCTTGATTCTGGTTCTATATTAGTATCAAAAACAATCTTTGATTCATTTCTCAAAATCTCTATTATTGTTCCGACATATTCTTCTTTGAGTATATACATATTTATTATTATTTTTAGAATGGAAGAGAGTAGTATATTCTAAAATAGTTCTCTAATCTTTGTTGATATGCTTTATCAATGTATGCTGGAATAAGTAAAGCCGCAGCGATATATGTTCCACTATTTGCAAATGTTGTCTGTTTATTTCCGATCCACATATCTCTATTGAACATTCTAAATGAACCATCATTATTATAGTCGGCATTTGTAAATGTGTTAGTAGTTATTGTCTTTTGTTGTTCTACCCCATTTACGAATATATCTATTGGAGAGGTTGCACCAATACTAGCACCACTCGGCACAGCATATCTTTTTGTTGTAGCAGGAAGAACATTATCAGCAGGTAAAGCACCACCATCTTTTCTCAACTGACATTTGACAGTTAGTATAGACCAATCATTTAGAAGATTCACTCCAGCAGTTCCGATGAGACTTGTTACAGACCCACCCACACCTCCACGGTAATCAAAAGTTATTCTACCATTTGTATCAACTTCAAGAAGAAGGTCATTTGTTGTTGGAATAGCTGAACTATCTCTTCCATCGAGTATGTTTACTGCACTAACCACATCTTGTCTTTTTATCACAAACATCCAGGTCATACCAGTTCCAGTTGCCTTTGCACCTACCGTATCATTATTATATAAAAATGGTGTTGTTGCGGCTGTTTGTAGATACCTAGCAGATGAAAAAGCAAAGTTCATATAGTTTCTACCATTCAATCCTTTCAAAACAAGTGGTGGTCTAAATGAACTACCTGCTGTGTTCTCAAATGGAGTAGCATTCGGTTTTAGTAAATCCTGTCCATTTCCTGCTGGATCAATAAGATTATATGTCAAACTTACATTATTACTTACAGTGGCAACATTATCAGCATTTATATAAAAGATTGGTTTTAGTTTTGGCTCTATAATAGATGAAGGGTCCAATGAGTTCAATCTCCATTTCATAGCGACACTCGATTGTAAACCACTTCCTAACCCAGATTGTAAACCTGATAGAGAACCATTTGCAAATCCTTGTTCAAGTCCTCTTCTCATTAGTAAGTTTCACCTATGATTGTATAGTTAGCCAACTTAGCAGCAGTTATTGTGATTGCGTATCCTATTTTCAAAGAAAAAGTTGCCGGTAAATGTAAGTAAGGCGCACCAGAAGCATCTCTATTTTTGATATAAGGTGATACTTGTGTAGAAGCAAATAAATCTACTGGAACAATAGCATTCGTGTTACCAGAGTTGATAGGAATAGAAACTGTTGTCATTTCCCAAGTAGTTGTTCCATCTGAAATGTAAAGAGATACATCTCTAGCAACTGTTTCATCAGTCAAAACTGTGATTCCGTATATTCTTCTATTATTTGTTGGGTCAGCGGTTACTATTGCTTTTGCAACGGTTGTATCTGCCGGTAAGAACTGGGTCACCTGTGTGAAAGGAGCAGTTGTAAAGTTTAGTGTTGTAGCCATATTATTATTTATTTTATTTTTATATATTATTTTATGCCGTTCCTATGTGTTATACATCAGTGCCAATAAAGACATATTTAGCATATTTATAGTTTCAATACCAGTAGTTGGATCAGCATAAATAGTAGTAACTTCAACATTAGTCGCATCAATAGTTTGAACGTTCTGTATGTCGTATCCATTCATATCTATATGTGAGGTTGCTTGATTTCCTACTAAAAGAACTGCTGCTAATGTAGGTGTCCCAGGTATGCCACTAACTGCCGCATCGACATAAGCCTTATCAACTAAACTTCTAGCAACAAAGTTGGCAGACCAATCTGTGTCATATTTGAAACCTTCAAATGCTGGATTACTAGATTCTAGTATTACGTAGTTTGGGCTTTGTTCTATTTGAGAGTAGTAACCACTAGAGCCACCCGTTTCAAAAACATTTGCAGGGTAAGCACCACCTAAATCAGTTGCTCTAATAAATGCATAAGAACTTCCATCAGTTGTTCTTGAGTCAAGTTCAGCGTAAGTCGGTTGTCCTGATGCCGGTCCAGAAAGCATATTTACAGAACCTCTTCTATGAAAGTCAGGAAATCCTGGATTAGGTGCGATATAGTCATTTCCAAAACTTGTAGGTATACCCAAACCACACGCAACACTTCCTGATGCACTAAAATAAGAGGCATCTTCAATATTATATGCTATTGTAGTAGATGTCATATTTATGTTAGAACCAGAAGCAGTAGTCAAATCATTTACCATTAGGTTCAGGAATAAAGGGTCAACGGTTATTTTTGAATATTCATTGATAAGATTATTTTGTATAATAGTTGATTGACTACCAACTATGATATAGTTTTGAGCAGAACCTTCATTTACTCTTATTGAAGGAGCCCAATAACCACCACCATAATCTTCATAAGTAAACTGGGCATCTGCGAAAAGATTGCCAGCAGCTCTTATGTTGTCAGAAGTTCCTGCAAAGACACTATTTGAAAGTAGAATGTCGGTTGCGGAAGTTTCATTGCCATATACAAGAGTCTGTGCCAATGTTTGGGTAGCACCCACTGGTAAGTTGTCAACATATTCTTTATCAACTAAACTTCTATTTGTATAGTTAGCAGAATAATCTCTATCATATGTTATACCAGGAAAACTAGGAGTTCCACTAACAATAATGTCTGTATAGGTTTGTTCTATAAGCGTGAATGGACCTGTGCCTGTTCCAACACTCGCATCAACTCTATTCGTTATATAATCATGCGCCACTATTATTTTACTCGCAGAAGCACCACCAGCTGCCGATGATGATAAAGTAATAGCAGATTTGTCAGTTTTTATTTCTGTTTCCTCCAAAGAGTTATTATCTGTTACTTTGACTGAACTACCATTTGTAGTTCCAATAACACCTAACTCTCTTCTATACTCTGTATCAACACCTGTTGATTGATCGATTAGTAGTTCAAGTGTTTTTTCAGGTGTTCTACTTATAGAAGTATTTTGTTGAGTTCCAGTAACAATGTCATTTATTACATGTGCTTCATATGTCTGTCCAGGAGAAAGTTCTATACTACTTGTATTATCAACTCCTGCCACAGATGAAAAACTTATTTGTTCTACACCATAAGGACCAAAAGCAGTGTTATCATAAACTATTAGTGAGTTTAGGTATAAATCACCTGATACATTTCCATCTGCTTTCAGTCTTATATTTGTGCCATCGGCATCTATATAAGCAGTTCCACCAAAGTTGATACTTTGTGTGCCAATAGTATTACCTAATACCAATGTTTGTTCTAATGTTCCAGCGGAACCAGTTCCACCACCACTAAAAGTTGATAAGTCTAATGAGTAAGTTATACCGTCTGTTCTGTCAAAAACTGCGGTAGTTCCAACTAAACTTGCTGATGTTGTATAAATGTCATTTGAATATGTTCCGTTGAAAGTTCCATAGAAGTTAGTTGCATAGACATCAGTAGCGTTTATTATAGCCGTTGATATATTATTGAAGATTCCTAGGTTTATTGTATAGAATGAACCGTCATTTATATAGATTGTTGCATCATTTGTAGCAGAATCCCACGCAAAACTAGAAACAGATTGTGTAAAAAGTATAGGAGATAGATCAACAGAATAAGCATCTGCTAAATCTGTTCTATCATATCTAATAATGTTTCCGTCTAAATAAGCATTCGTAGTATAATCATTTGCTGTTGGGCCAATAGGAAGATTAGTTAGTAAAGAACCATCACCTATAAAGTAAGATGCATCAACACCACCACTAAAAACTGTATCATCATTTACATATATTGGAAATCCACCATTACCAATGTTTGCTACTTCAATACCATAAGGAAACTGAACAAAATCAGTAAACTCTGATGGATTAGTAACTACACCACCATTCCAAACGGTTGTTATACCAGTTAGGTTTGAACCATCACCATAATATGTAGAACCAGAAGAACCAAATATAAGACCATCAAATGCCGATGCTGAGATTGTAGTCGCTATCATATTTATAGCAGAGAATGTAGGTCCAAATACAGGACCCGAATAAGTTCCACCATTTGCTTTTGAAACAAAGTCTCCAATAAATGAAGCAGAACCACCAGTTCCACCAACAGCTAAAATACCATCTAATGTTCTAACCCAAAGTAAGTCATCATAACTATTCAAGAAGAACTCACCGATGTATATGTCGGTTGGATTCCAAGTTCCATCGTTGTGGTCGTTTGTAGAAGGAATAGTTGGTACCTGACCTGCTACGGTTGTATATTTTATTTGAAGTCTCGCATTAGTATTTTCGCAACTCATATTTTATCTTTCTTTTTATATCATAAATATATATTATTCAAAATCTGTTTTTATGATTCGTTTATAGGTTGTATAATACCAGAACCAATCAACACACTATTTATTCCACCAGATATAAGACCTGAACTTGTAAGGCAGTTATTGCCTGATATAAGTGGTAGTTCATTATTTTGGACTCTACCATCAGTCATTCTCACACCTTGTATAATAGATACATTACTTTCTCTTACGGTTTGATTATTTCCAACAATAGTAACATTCTCAACACCAGATTCAACAGTATTATTATCACCAGTTATAGCAATCTTTCTTGAGCTTGAAGCAACCGTGTTGTTACTACCTCTAACTGCAACTTCCATAACACCAGCCGCTATTCTATTATTTTCACCTTGAACTATTTGATTTTGTTGTCTATAAAAAACATTTGTAGTTTTAGAATCAAATAAAGTAAATGATGGTGTTGGTGGAAAATCAGCAAAAGAGTTTTGTCTCATTTTGCTTGATATATTATTTGGTACAGATTCTGGTGAAAACTCTGGGTTTTGTGTTTGTGTTATATTTCTTTGTCGATAAACTGCGGTTCCCCATTCCATTGGACCAGTTTGAGGAACTTTCCAAGGTGTCGACCACACGCCAGTATTATCTTCCCAAGTTCCACTACCACCAGATTTGACAGTCCAGTCATCACCTTTCCAAGGTCGCCAAGGTGTTGTACCACCGGTTTGAATCCCTGTATTTGTTCCTTCATTAGGCTTCCAACCAACAACATCAGTATATGTCATATATGAAGGTGTAAATGGTGCTGTATCAAGTTTCTTTACAAGTTGAACTTCCGCAATATATGTTATTGGATTATATGTTATTTTATTTATTCTATATTTGATAAAGTTTACTTCGATTATACCAGTAAGGTCTAACATTTGTATATCAAGTGCGGTCAAAACACAAGTAGCAGTTAGTAAATGACTATCTGGGTCGGTCTGTTCCAAGAACTGATTTCTCCAATAAACATTGAATAGATTATTATTGGTTATTTGACCATTTAGTGCTTGCATATCATAGTACATTTTCTTAGACATACCATACTCTAAGGTTTGAGTTGGGGTAAATGGAAGGTCATTATGCCCGCAATATGGGTACTTATCCATATAAAGAAGCTTTCGGTCTGAATCAAAAACAACAAAACTACCACCAGGTTGTTCGAATGATATAAGTGTTGGAATGTTTGCTCTTTTTGTTGCTATCAATCCACCATAAAATAAGATTCTTGATTTTACTGACACAACTGAGTATTTTGTTCCATCTTCTTTTATGAAGGCAGGAGCAACTATTTCAGTTCCAGCGAACTGGTACTGTGGAGATGCCGCAAACTTTGGTGAGATTGTTTCTTCATTATCAATAAAATCATTATCAACTTCAATCTTCTTTGATCCGTGTGTTGTTGAAAACTCTGTTTGATAATCACTGTTTAGATAATCAC